ATCTGCCTTTACTCCAAACACATGGAAAAAGGTTGCAGATTTATGGGCTGCGCAGAATATTCCACTTATTGGAAAGCAACGAGGCGGAGAACAATTAAATAGAGACAAAGATATGATTTCAAAGCAATATCTTTATGATTTTATTGTAGAAAATGATGGTAAGCAGCCTAATGAATCTGAGTTAAATCAGATTACTACAAGAGCAGAAAATGATGCATATGGATTATCAGTTCTGCGTGTTATGGCAGCGTTTACTCTACCATCGCAACCAAAGATGCGTACAGCAATCTCTTATTATCAAGACAGATTTAATGAAGCAATTAAGAATGACGAAGAAAACGGGGCAGAGAATTTCTTTAAGGAAAATCCTGACTACTTCATGTTTGCTGCAAAGTTAAATAATCCAGTATCTGGTATTAACTCAACTGCAACTGCACTTGAATTGCTAAAGCGTAATAGTTTTGCAACAAAAGAAATAGTTGCAGCAGTTGGCAATCAAGACCTATCGGCTCTAGGAGCCGTATTTAATGATGATAACTATGTATTTTCTGGAAGCGCAGAGGCATACTTACGCACTCAAAATATTCCTGGTTTACAAACTAAGTTTAAAGAAAGCGAAGCATCTCTTCTAAACATCAAGTCAGCAGTTGTTAACGAGGGCTGGAGTCAATGGTACAAGTTAATTCAAGTTGTATCAACAGAGATACAGAAGCCACCGTACAACCTAGACCCAGCACGCGGTCTTGGAGAAACATACTTAAAGGCATACAAAGACGCTTTCATTGAACAACAAAAGACAGAAAACCCAATCTGGTACGATGTCAAAACTAGTAGTTCAGGAGGCGGGGCCAATGGCAAGATGGCTAGCGTAATTAAGGCTGTCACCATTGCTGCTAATACACCTGAAATGTGGAAAGATTTATCTCAGCAACCAAGATGGTTTGCTATTGCAGAGTACATGACTTTCCGCTTTAAGATTTATGATGAATTAGAGCGCAGAGGTATTGGATATGGCACTGCTGATGCTATTGACTTACGCAATGAAGTAAACCAAAAGGTTTGGGACTTGCGTAGAAAAGATGTTAAGTTTGGTCAGTTCTATGACAGATATTTTGATGGAGATGATTTTAGTTATGTGTTTGATTATGAATCACCAAAAAGGAGTAAATAATGGCTAAAGACCAAGTTATTGGTCGTGATGCTGCGACACCTAAGACTACCCCTCCGTTGGGTACAGGTACAGTTCTTCTTCCTAGTTCTAGCACTACAGTACCCCCTGCTTTACAGGGCAATATTGCTACAGCAGCAGGTAATGTAAATGTTGTACTGCCAAAAATTGATGCTCAAAAGAAAATTATTGATTCAACTAATTTTATAGCCGCTCTTACAAAAGCACAGATGAAACAACTGTTCCCGTACTTAAAAAAACTAGGTGCTGCTAAAAACGACCTTGCCACATATGCCAATGCAAAAGACTTCTTATTAATTAAACATAAAGTTCTTGTAGATAACTCTGGCAATAGTTTGCCTAAGTTAATTAATATTATCAAAGATGAACTTACTGGTCTGGGTGGTAGCAGTGATGGTGCTGCTTCTGGCACTAAGTCTAATGGCGTAACACAGTATGTTACAAAGCAGGATAAAGCACTTGTTGCTAAAGATGTAGACAAGTTCTTGCTTAGTACAATTGGTAGCAAGAACATCAACCAAGCCTCTCGCGATAAGATTATGGCTGAGATTAACAAGATGATTGAGGCTGGTACTACAACCACTAGCAAGATGGATAAGAAGACTGGTAAGACTACTGTTGTTCAAACTCCTGGATACAGTGAAGAACGCCTTGGTGAAGTCGTATCACGTGTTGCAAAGCAAGGGGAACCAGAAAAGTATGAACAGCAAAGACAACTAAACTTCTTTGACTTCATGCAACAAGCAGAGCAGATGCGAGGTGGTAGATAATGGCTGATACACAAGAACAAATTCAGTATGATAAAGACCTTGCTGCTCTTAACGGTTTTGATGGTGCAGCACGCATACGTGCCAAAGAGGCATTTGATATTAAATATCCTAAGGGTCGTCCAGATTCAACTGATATAGGTTCAGACAAAGGTACCGCTCCTGGAACTGCATGGATTTATGATGATGCAACCAAGAAGTGGGTTAAGCCAGAACAGCCAATAAAAGGAAATAAAACTTTTACTTGGGACGATAATAAAGGCTGGGTAGAATCTGGTGTTAATACAACTGGTTTAACAGTAGGTATTGGATTTGTTCTTACTAAAGCACTTCTTGAGGACCCTATATATGGTATAGGAAAAGGTGGCTTGCAAGAGGTTTATGACCTATGGGCTGCTGGCGACGAAACCGCAGCACTTGATGCTTACTTTAAGACTAATTACTATTTAAAACTAGGAAGAACTGCTGCTACTCGTTATGCATTAAGCAAGAACCAACCAGAAGTTTACGCTGCTGATGAGGCTGCTTATATATCAGAGCAAACAAATCGTCTCTTTAAACTAGGTGTTCGAGTTGACGACGCAGAACTTATTAAATTATTAAAGAAGGCATACTCTGGCAACCTTACTATATCCCAACTAGATGCATCTATTGCAGCATCAAACAGTTTTGGTGGTAAGTTCGGTGGAACAATCCTTACGGCAATACAAGAATTTAAAAACATTGCTCGCTCTTATGGACTATCATACACAGAAGCAAAGTATAATCAGTGGGGCGCTGACTTATTTGCAAATAAAATTACTGACTCAGAGATTGAAGAAGCAATCAAGACTGAATCAGCAAGCAAGTATCCAGCATTCGCAGACAAGATTATGAAGGGTGTAACAATGGATGCACTAGCATCTTCTTATAAGTCTTCAATGGCTTCAATTCTTAGTCTTGATGCAGACTCCATCGGATACGATGACCCAACCCTTAACAAGGCCTTGCAGTATATCGGTCCAGATGGCAAGCCTGTAAGCAAGCCACTATGGGAGTTTGAATCAGATTTACGTGCTGACCCACGTTGGCAGTTCACAGACAACGCTAGAGATACAGTTGATTCTTTACAATATAAAGTTTTGAAAGACTGGGGGCTAATCTAAATGGCTGGATATTACGAGACTAAAACAATGACTCGTGCTGAATTTGAGGAAGCCAATAGAGGCACCCAAGCACAGTTACGAGTTTCCTATGAACAGTACCTAAAAAACATTGGCTTGAACAGCGAAGCCGAAGCACTTGCACGGCGTGCAAAAGAAGACGCTGAGGGCAAAGTTTTTGGAACACAAAAAGACCTTCCGCTTGGGGTAACAACCCTTAGTACGCGAGCAGACATTAAAATGTCTGACGAAGAATATGGAAAACTTCAAACCGCTCAAGCAGAAAATGATGCGTTTGCAGCAAAACAAATTATTGCTTTATCTGGTGGACGCATAACAGGACAAGAACCAGTATATATATATGGTACTCCTGAATTTAAAGCATATATGAAAGAACAATTTGACCGACAGCGAGCAACGGGTAAACCTGCACAAGAACCCAATGCCTACTTGGATGCACAGGCTTTTGCTGACCGCTTTATAGAGTATAGCCGATTAGGTGGAACTGAGTCAACTGTTACAACTTGGGATGATGCAAAGAAACAATATGTTACACAACCAAGTCCTTGGTTTAACGCAAAAGTTTTAGAACCTATTCCTGGTATGGGTAATGATTGGTCTGCATTAAATAATGCCAAATGGGCAACTGTTCAAGCAGGTGTTGGTAGAACAGCAGCAACAGAACAAGCAGAATATGACATACTGAATTTCTTTTCAAAAACAGTGGCTGATGCAAATGGAAATCCAAATCCAGCAGGGCAGCGATTTTTTATGCGTACACCTGGTGATATTACTAGTACTGGTGTAGGGACACCAACACCTGCTGGGACACCAAAGCCTGCTGGAACAACTCCAAAAACTTTAGTCACAGCAAACATGGATGCTGCAACTAAAGCAATAATTCAATCTTTAGAAAAGCAAATTAGTGACTTAGGCGGGACGGCTTCTACGACAGCCAGTGCAGCCGCCGCCGCGGCAGCAACCGCGGCCACATATAATGAACGCATGAGCGTTTATTCATCTATGGCAGACCGTTTCAACAAGTATGGTCTAAGCAGTCTTGCTAATAAGATTAAAGAACTTGCAATTAAAGGTGCAACGGAATCAACAATTACTTTAGAGTTGATGGAAACAGATGAAGCCAAGCAACGGTTTTCAGCAAATGCTGAACGTGTGAAAAAGGGCATAGCAGCACTAAGTCCTGCAGATTATGTCAATGCTGAGGATGGCTATCGTCAAGTACTGCGTGCTTATGGGTTAAAGCAATTTGACAACGATGCATATGTAAAGCAGTTTCTTGCTAATGGTACCTCACCAACTGAACTTTCTAGTCGCGTTTCCATAGCAGTCCAGCGTGTACAAAATGCTGACCCTGCTATTATTAAGCAACTTAAAGATTACTATGGCATCGGCGCAACAGATATGGTTGCCTATGTACTTGACCCAGAGCAACAGTTGCCAAAGATTGAGCGACAGGTATCAGCAGCAGAAATTGGTGTAGCAGCAGGTCGTCAGGGAATTACCGCTGGCGTATCAGTTGCAGAACAACTAGCAGCGCAAGGTATTACAGAAGCACAGGCTCAAAAGGGTTATTCAACTATTGCGGATTACCTGCCAACTGCTGAGAAACTATCTTCAATCTATGGCGATACAATGGATAAATTTGGTCAGTCAGAGGCTGAGCAGATAGAATTCAATAGCCTAGCATCTGCACAACGCAAGCGTGACGCTCTTAGAGCACGTGAAATAGCAGCCTTTAGTGGCTCTAGCGGTACAAACAAAACAAGTCTTACGACATCAAACGTAGGACAATTCTAGAATCCTGAACGGACCTATCGGCCCCGTCAGAGTAATAGACCGAGAGTAGGAGCCAGCCAGTTTCCCCGAACTGAACTGAGGCCTGCGAACTACAACGAATAGAAGGGTGGGTTGCTATGAGCAACAACTACTGGGATGAAGATGACGATGACCTCGATACCGAAAATGAGGCGCAAATGGACGGCAGTGACTTACTTAAAAAGTTACGAAAAGCCAAGCGTGCTGATGAAAAGCGTATTAAGGAACTCACTGAGCAACTTGAGGGATTTTCCAAGGCGCAGCGTGAGTCAACCGTTAAGGCTATCCTAGAACAAAAGGGTGTAAACCAGAAGGCAGCGCGTCTAGTCCTCAAGGACTTAGACGGTGATTTTTCAGAAGAAGCAGTTTCAAACTGGCTCGACGAGAACGCTGACTTATTTGGCATTGAAGTCTCACAGAGACCAGATAGTCAAAATCTCGCTACACTACGTCAGCAAGATGTAATGACACAGAATGCCGTTACACCAGACCGAGCGCAAGACATCGAGCAACGCATGAACAATGCAAGTTCAATGGAAGAACTCATGGCTTTGATGCAAGGTCAACAATAATATCCGTTCATAGTCAAGGAGACTAAAAAAAATGGCATACACAGATACCTCGTCCGCCTCATTAGGCGGCACAGTTGGTGGTGCTGGTCTCGTACAGAAGGCATACGACCGCCTTCTCGAGTTCGCTCTCCGCTCAGAACCACTAATTCGTTCTGTCGCAGATAAGCGCCCAGCAAAGCAAGCAATTCCAGGTTCAACTGTAGTTCTACAGAAGTACGTTGACCTAGATGCTAAGACATCAACATTAACAGAGACAGTTGACCCAGATGCAGTAGCATTGTCAACACCAACCTCTGTAACAGTAACACTTAACGAGTACGGTAACGCTGTACTTGTAACACGTGCGTTGGAACTATTCTCTCTAGCAGATGTAGACCCAGCAATCGCTAACATCATTGCTTACAACTTGGCAGATTCTATCGACCAGGTTGCAATGACAACTCTACGCTCAGGTTCAAACAACATCTTCGCAGGCAATGCAACAGCAACTGCTAACGTCGATGCTGCAGACACACTAGACTCAGCAGACATTCGTCGCGCTGTAGCGAAGTTGCGTTCGAACAAGGCAAAGGGCCGTCGCGGCAATGCATACTGGGTTGGTATTCACCCAGAAGTTTCACACGACCTTCGTGCAGAAACAGGCGACCTTGGATGGCGCTACCCACAGTCACAATCTGCATCAGAAGCAAGCAAGATTTGGGCTGGAGAAATCGGTGAGTACGAAGGCGCGTTCTTCGTAGAGTCATCACGTCTATACAACGCTAAGTCAGGTGCAAACCAGACAGCATTAACAACAACAGCAGTAACAGTTGCAGGAGTTTCAGCCGCATTTACATTCGGTGTTGCTTCATCATCTGTTATCGCTGCTCGCGCAGAAGTTGGCGATGGAATTGCTGGAACAGGAATCGGCACATCTGCAAAGATTACTGCTCTCTCAACAACAGGTTCAACAACAACAATTACTGTGGATGTTGCTAACTCAGCAGCAGTTACAGTATCAACAGTTGTCACAGTTACACCTGTAACTCGCGTATTCGATACAATCGTTGCAGGCGCACAAGCAATGGCAGAAGCCGTAGCAGAAGAGCCACACGTAGTTATCGGTAACGTAACTGATAAGTTGATGCGTTTCCGCCCAATGGGTTGGTACGGCGTACTTGGCTTCTCAGTATACCGTGATGAGGCTCTATACCGAGTCACATCAGGTTCATCAATCGCTGCTCTCTAGTAGTTAATTGACTGCAGGGCTAGGGAAACCTAGCCTTGTGGTGAGTCCACTAAAGGAGGAGTCATGACAGATTACATCTTCGAGACACCAACGGTCGATGAAGGATTTGAAGGAGTTCAGCGACTCTTTACATTCTACAAATTAGCACGTGGAATTAGTATCATCAGAGTTAATGGAACTTACCGTCAAGTTCGTTATCCATACGATGGTGACTTAGAAACATACCAAGAGTACTATCTTGGTGGTAGCAAGTATACTGTAAATGAAACAACTCGAGAAAATCTAATCAACGGAAACGTTGGAGTAACAACAGCAAACTTTACAGCAATATAGGGGACACATGAATTTACACCGTATACAATCACATCCTGAATTTGTTGAAGGATGCTTTGGTTGCAAGGTAGGAACTCTTGAAATGAATACTGGCGATGCCAATAGTCAAAGAAATGCTCCACGTAAGCGCTTTGAGAACGAACTATCTGCATACGCTAATGCTAAGGCCCAAGGCATACAGCCTGGAGGAACTACAATGGAGAAGATTCGTGAGGCAGAACGTGCCTCCGAAGTATTGAATAAGCCATACAATGCTAATTCAATGCCAGATGCAAAGCACGTAAATCAATCAACCGCAGCGGTAATGAAAGAGATAGGACAAGTATAATGCCAAAAGTAGGAATGAAGAAGTTTCCATACACACCAGCAGGTAAGAAGGCTGCCAAGGCTTATGCCGCTGGCGAAAAGATGGAATCTAAGTCTGAAAAAATGATGGAAATGAAAAAGGGTATGAAGAAGACTGCTAAGAAGTCTGCTAAGAAGGCTGTAGCACGAAAGATGGTTAAGAAGTAAATGCCAAAGATGACACCGCAGGATGCGGCAATGTTAAAGATTTTCCAGAAACAATACGGTACGATGGTATATCCATCACCAGTTCGCGCAACAAGTGCAGATAGCGCACGTAAACAAGCAGAAACAAAAGCGGCTAAGAATAAGAAGGCGAAGAATAAGTAATGGACCCAAGACTAAAGCGAGCAGGAGTAGCAGGCTTTAACAAGCCTAAGCGTACACCAAGTCACCCAAAGAAGTCACACGTTGTTGTGGCTAAAGAGGGAGATAAGGTCAAGACTATTCGCTTTGGTCAGCAGGGCGTTACTGGTGATAGAAAGCCAACGGCACGACAGGCTTCTTTTAAAGCACGTCATGCAAAGAATATTGCTAAGGGTAAGATGAGTGCCGCATATTGGGCAGACAAGGTGAAATGGTAATGGCAACAGGAGTAGAAGGTAGCACATTTGCTGACGAATTAAATCGTCTTGCAAACGGTGGAACATATCCAACACCAGATGCGTACCAATCTGAGCAAGGTGCAGCAAATAATTATGCTGACACTAGTGGCTTAGGCATTATAGCAGCATTAAATATTAAAGCCGACACAAACCGTCAGCCTAATAATTACAAGATGATGAACGCTATCTGTAACGAATTAGCAGGTACTACTGGACTATCAGCCGTTGTTGCACTAAGGAGCATAAACCTATGACAACTCTAGCACAGATGATTGATGAAGTCCTTATTAACCTTTCAGGTTATACGTACCAACAGGACCGTTCAACATACTTAAAGACCGCAGTTACTACACTGACATCTCCAAGTACATCACCTACTATCCTATCTCTTGGAGATACAAGTAACGTAGGTAAAGGTGTTCTTGAGATTGATGAAGAACTAATGTGGGTCGATTCATTCGACCGTGTTGGTAATACAGCAACCGTCTCACCATATGGACGTGGCTACTTAGGAACAGGCGCTGCTACACATGCTGCTGATGCGAAGGTTACTATCTCACCTATCTTCCCACGGTATGTAATTAAGAAGGCAATCAATGACACTATCCGAGCAATGGGTGCAAGCCTATTGTCTGTCAAGCAGACTACTTTCACATTCAATGCAGCAATTAACACTTATGAGTTTGAAAACCTAAACATTGAAAACATCCTAACTATGTCATGGCAGGATACAGGTCCTTCTAAGGAATGGATTCGTATTCGTCGCTGGGACTTTGACCCATTTGCAGATGTAACTACTTGGGGTGCTAACTCACAGACTGTATCTATCTATGACTGGATTACTCCAGGACGTACGGTAAAGGTGATGTATGCTACACCACCTACTGCTATGGAAAATGGTACAGATGTGTTTACAACAGTAACAGGTTATCCTGAATCAGCGCGAGACATTGCAATCTTAGGTGCATCATATAGATTATTGGCTTACCTTGACCCAGCACGTGCAGGCCAAATTAGCCCACAGGCGGACGAAACAGATGGCAAGCGCCCATACGGTGCAAGCGCATCAGCAACAAAGCAACTCTTTGCTCTATATTCACAACGCATGAACGAAGAAGTCAGTACCCAGCAAAACCAATATCCGCCACGAATTCATTATACTCGATAGGAATATAAATGACAACACGCAATTACTCCTCTCGCTCACAGCAGACAACACTAACTAGTGCCGTTACTGCTGGTGCATCAACGATAGTTGTCCAGTCTGGTACCGCCCTTATGGGTGGCCAGTCAATTCCTGCTGGTACAACCTTTACGGTTGTTATCGACCCAGATACAGCACTTGAAGAAATTGTAGATGCCACCGCGATATCGACCAATACTCTTACAATTACCCGTGCTATTGATGCGTCATCAGCACAGGCTCACTCTGCTGGCGCAGTAGTTCGTCACATGGCTATTGGTCGCGACTACCGCGAAGCCAATACTCATATTGAGGCTTCTACAGGTGTTCACGGCATTTCTAACTCATCTTCTATAGTCGGAACAATAGATACACAGACCCTGACTAACAAGACCCTTACAAGCCCTACAATCACTAACCCAAGTATCTCAGGTGCTGGAGTAGATGCTAGCATCGTCTTTGAGGGTGCGACTGCTGATGCTTATGAAACCACACTAACTGTAACTGACCCTACGCAAGATAATACAATCACAATGCCTAATACAACAGGCACGGTGGTTATTGCTACAGCAGTACAGACTCTTACAAACAAGACGCTAGGTGGGGACCTTAACGCTGGTGGATATACTGTTACCAATCTAGCAACTCCTGTTAATGCATCAGATGCAGTACGTAAAGATTTTGCAGATGCTCAAGTTGCAGCAGCAGCCACAAGCGCTACATCGGCAGCAACATCAGCCACGTCAGCAGCAGCATCTGCTACAACCGCAGCAAACTCAGTAGCAACAATTGCGGGATACGCAACATCTTCTGCCAATAGCGCCACAGCAGCAGCAACCTCCGCTACTAGTGCAGCAACATCTGCTACATCGGCTGCTACTTCTGCTGGAAGTGCAGAAACTTCTGCAATTGCATCAGCAGCATCAGCGTCAACATCAGCAAGTTCAGCAACAGCAGCGGCTACTTCTGCAACATCTGCAGCATCTTCTGCCACAGCAGCAGCAACTAGTGCAACTAGCGCAGCAGCAAGTGCTACCGCTGCAGCAACATCTGCTTCATCTGCTTCTACAAGCGCAGCATCTGCATTAACCTCTGCAAACTCAGCATCAACATCTGCAGCCTCCGCTGCGACGTCAGCAACTAATGCTGCAACAAGTGCATCGTCTGCATCAACTAGTGCAAGTTCTGCTCTAACCTCAGCGACAAGCGCTGCTACATCTTATGATGACTTTGATGACCGTTACCTTGGTAGCAAGTCATCTGCTCCTACATTGGATAATGATGGTGGAACGCTTATTGTTGGTTCTATATACTGGAACTCAACATTAAACAATATGTATGTATGGTCGGGAAGCGCTTGGGTTCAAATTGCCACAACTAGTGTTTACGCAGCGCCAACTCTTGGTAGTACACTTATTACATCTGCTACGACAGTAAGCACTATTGTAGGCTTAACTCTTGATGGTGGTTTAACAACTGCTGACCCAACAGTAAACCTTGGTATTGCTAATAAGCAATATGTTGACAACGCGATTGCAGGACTGCACTGGAAATCAGCAGTCAATCTTCGCGCTAATTCCAATGTTGCCTTAACTGGTACTGCTGGAACTTTGGTAATTGATGGACACGATGTTTTGGTAGCGGCTGATTCTGGTTACAGAATTCTTCTTAATGGTCAGACCACGGCATCTGAAAATGGTATCTATGCCTACTCAGATAATGGAAGCACATATACATTGGCTCGTTCAACTGATGCCGATACTTATCAAGAACTTGATGGCGCAGCCGTGTATGTGCTTGAAGGTACATCATATGAAGGTACAGCATGGGTTCAGACAGAATACACGCTAACTAGTTTTTCAGGTCAGTCATGGAATCAGTTTGGTGCGTCAACAACATACTCTGCTGGCACTGGGCTAACGTTAACTAGTACAACTTTTGCAATTGATTCAACAGTTGCAACTCTTACTGGAGCCCAAACACTTACCAACAAAACCTTAACTGGTCCAGTTGTAAATTTAACTGCAAATGGACAGGCTGCTTCCTACACACTAGTGTTGACTGACAATGGAAAGTTAGTTGAAATATCTAACGGCTCTGCTAACAATCTAACAGTTCCTCTTGATTCATCAGTAGCCTTTCCAGTTGGAGCACAAATTAATATTCTCCAAACTGGAGCAGGTCAGACAACTGTAGTAGCAACAGGTGGTGTAACCATCAACGCTAGTCCAGGATTAAAACTAAGAGGACAGTGGTCAGCAGCAACGCTGATTAAGCGTGCAACAGATACTTGGGTTCTTGTCGGCGATTTGAGCGCATAATGCCGATACTAGGAATTATGGCATCTGCCGAAAAGAATGTACCTAATGCGCCAACCATTGGCACAGCAACAGATGTAGGTACTTCACGTGCCTATAACAATGGTGCTGCGACCGTAACATTTACTGCGCCATCATTTGATGGTAAGTTACCTATTACTTCTTACACAGTTACATCAAGCCCTGGTGGATTTACAGCCTCTGGCGCATCTTCACCATTGACAGTAACAGGATTACAGTCGTCTACTTCATATACATTTACTGTAACTGCAACTAATGCTATTGGCACAAGTGCTGCATCTAGCGCAACTGCAAGCATTACTGCAACTACAGTTCCTCAGGCTCCTACTATTGGTACTGCTACTGCTGGTAATGCATCTGCAACTGTTACTTATACAGCGGGTGCAACAGGTGGCAAGGCAGTATCTGCCTATACAGCAACAGCATCTCCTGGTGGAGCAACAGGAACAGGTGCAAGCCCAATTACAGTTTCAGGATTGTCTAATGGAACTGCTTATACATTCACAGTTACAGCAACTAATGCTAATGGAACTTCAACAGCATCTGCTGCATCTAACTCTGTAACTCCTGTCAACCCTGTTCAAAGCGTGTTCTATCAAGTATCTGCTGGCGGTGGAGGCGGTGGTGCTTCTCGTCACAACGATGGATACTATGGTGCAGTTTACGCAGGTTCAGGTGGCGGTGGTGGCGGTGTTACCACTGGCACTGTAAATTTCTCACAAGGTTCTAGTTATACTATTACCGTCGGTGGAGGCGGGGGTGTACACGCAAATGGTTCTAACAGTTCTATTTCTGGACCAAGCGTTAGTGTTTCTCGCCTTGGTGGTGGTGGTGGTGGTGGTAGCGGTAGTACAAGCACTTCTGGACTTGAAGGATTAAATGGTGCGTGTGGTGGTGGAGGTTTTCCTACTGCAGGTACAGGTTCACAAGGACAAAATGGCGCTACTAATGCGTCAGCAATACTCACCAACGGTGGCGGTGGAGTTACTGACCCAGGTCAAACATACGGTTTGAACTTTGGTAGAGGTGGCTACGGCGGTTTTGGTGTTTCTAGTATTGATGGTCAAGGTCTCTACTCAGGCGGCGGTGGCGGTGGCGGAGCCTGTAATAGCGATGGACCAGGACAAGGCAATGGTATACCAGCAAACGCTGGTGGCTATGGTGGAGCCTGGCCCGATGGAGTTGGGCAGGCTGGCAATGCTGGTCAAGGTACAGGTGGTGGCTCTGGTGCTAGATATGTTCCATCTAATTATGCTGCTGCAACAACAAATGGCGGTAATGGTGGTAGCGGCAATGTCTACATAAGAGTACCTGTTGCCGTAAGCGCAGTAGCAACAACTGGCTCACCTTCTGTATATACAGGATTTATAGATGGAGTTAATTATAGATTTTATCGTTACTTTGGAAGCGGGAGTATTACATTCTAATGGCACACTTTGCAGAACTAGATGAGACTAATATGGTTAAGCAAGTAATTGTTGTAGATAACAATGAGTTGCTTGATGAAAATGGAAACGAATCTGAACAAAAAGGCATTGACTTTTGCGTCAACCTTTTAGGTGGTACTTGGGTTCAAACATCCTATAACAAAAACTTTCGGGTTAACTACGCAATAAAAGGAATGATTTATGACCCAACCCTTAATGGATTTATGTATAAAAAACCATTAAATGGTGAGTGGCAATTAAACCAATCAACTTTAGATTGGGAAGAAATTGACCGTGAGTATCCAAGAAATTGGTTTTATAATATGGGAGCAAAAGAATTCTTTGATAGAAATATGACTGAATTTATTGACAAGCCAAATCTAAAGTTTCTAGAAATTGGCTCCTGGGTTGGCACAAGCGCCATTGAACAAGTAAAGAACTTTTTAACTGGCGAAAACTCTACAATAACCTGTGTTGATATTTGGGATATTCCAAAAGTAGAACAATACTTTGATGAGCGAACAGCGCCTTATGCTGACAAAATCATAAAAGTAAAAAGCGATAGCAAGGTTTGGCTGGAGAACAACCAAGACCAACTGTTTGATTTTATCTACGTTGACTGTTACTACTCTGCAGAAGCCATTGAATCAGATACAAGATTATCCTGGCCTCTGCTCAAGGTAGGTGGGGTTATGGCATTAGACGATGTCTTGTTCAATGAAGAATCAAACGCAGCACACAGAGTTTTTCTTGAAAGCATTAAAGATAAGTCAATTATTATTGAAGATGGTTATCAAGTTTGGGTAAGAAAACTAGAACAATAATCAATGCAGAATAGCAATACTTGACAAATAAGCAAGTATATGCTATATTGCAAGTAGGCTAATACTGCCTTAAACATAGGGGACACAATGGCTAAAATCAATAAAGGAACGCTAGCCTTAGGCTGGTGTGACAACGGCAACACTGATGGTAAGTTCACAGAAGGTATTGTTAGCGTAGCATTACAGTGCGCAAACAATGGTATCGAACTAACCCACAGCATGCGAGTACAGGGCAACCAGATTGGCAGACAACGCCAGGTTCTGTTTGACTACTGGGCTGACCAAGTTAAGACAGACTGGCTACTATGGATTGACTCAGATATTGTAGTCAACATGGAAGTAGTTGCTAAACTATGGGATGCTGCTGATAAGATTGGCAAGCCAGTCGTTAGCGGTACTTACTTCATCTCTAAGGAGACCGAGGGTACATTGGCTAAGCCATACCCAGCATTGTTCTTTGATGTAGATGAGCACACTATCCAGCATGTACACCCACTACCACCTGATGAACTTATCAAGGTAGATAGTGCAGGCTTTGGCTTTGTGCTTATGCACAAGTCAATTATTGCTACTATGCGTGAGAAGTTCCCAGACCAATCAATGTTTGCGGAGCAAGAAGCAATTGGTGATAAGTATGTAGGTGAAGACATTGTCTTCTTCCGTAAGATGCAAGAAGCAGGCATACCGCTATACGCACACACTGGTGCATTAGTAAAGCATATCAAGCGATTCTCGCTAGATGTTGGGTACTATGATATGTACTGGACACTAGATATGATTAAAAACAAAGCAAAAGAAAAACAACAAAACTAAGGAGTCTACGTGGCTGGTCGTGATATTACCGAAGGTCGTGCAACGCGGTCCATTGCTGTTGACGTAGGTGTAGTTTCTACAACTGCTATCTGGCAGAACACTGATGTAGCATATGATGTTGCAGTAGGTGGAATGCCGTTTATTTATGCAATTAGTGATGCACGTCCTTATATCCGACAGACTGCACCTTTCAAGAAGGAACAGTTTGATAACCAGACAGAACCAGGTGAGCAATCACTTACTGGTTGGTGGATTCGTAGTCAGCAATCTTTTCATGGCGGAGATGGTATAACCTTTTACGACCCAGCAAATGCTACATCTAATTCACCTGACCACTATCGCTTTGCCGACAGCAAGGGCGTAGATGTATGGACACAGGGTGAAGTAACGCTACTCAATGATGTAACTAACACACATCAAACTACTGGTTCAGTGGTGGGTACAGACCATCAACACCCTAACCAACACGCCCGTTCTATTCAATGGTCTGGAGTTAATGGTGTACTACTACATGATGAGTTTGATGTAGATAAAATCTATCCAGCAATTACAGTATCGATTAGCAATAAGGCTTTGACATCTAACGTAGCCACTCTTACAACATCTGCAGCACACGGGCTTACAGTCGGCATGACTATTACAATTACAGGTGTAGATGCAACATTTAATGGTGATTATCGTATTACAACTGTGCCTACAACAACTACTTTTACCTATGCTAAAGTTGCTTCTAATGTAAGTTCAACTGCAGTATCACCAGTTGGTACTGGTATAACAAACCCAGTAATTCACTACATTGATTACATTTCAGGTACTGATAAAAAAGTATTTGCTATCTGTGATGACGGGGTTAATGCTTACTGGATAACAAACAAAACGGTAGGTGGAAATCAACGCCTTACTATGTTTAAGAAGCCATTAAGTGGTGACTCAACTACTGGTTCATCTAATCCCTCTGCATCTGGTGACGTTACTCAAATGTTCCAAAGTGGTAACATTGAAATTCAGTACGCAACTATGGAGTTTGTAAAAGACCGTATTATTCTTTGCGTAAACAATGCTGTTTATGAGTTAACTACCGCTGATACATCATTACCAACAGCAACATTTACTAACACCAATACCAACTATCATTACACATCAGTTGCTGCATCTGGTCCTGCCATTTACACAGCGGGTCACTCAGGCATCTATTCAACTATTCAGAAGTATACACTTACAGCCGCTGGTGCTTTGCCAACATTAACATCTGCTGTTGTTGCAGCAGAACTTCCAGCGGGTGAGATAGTAGAAAAGATATATTACTACTTAGGTTATATGATGATTGGAACTAACAAGGGTGTACGCGCTGCTGTAGTTTCAGACCAAGATGGCTCAATCAATTATGGTCCACTTATTCTAGAAACATCACAGCCAGTCTACGACTTTGCTGGCAGAGATAGATTCGTATGGGCTACAACAGGAGTTGGCACATTAGATGGTGGACTTACTCGTATAGACCTTGGTCTAGAGATATCACCGCTACGTTTTGCTTATGCAAATGACGTGTATATATCACAAACTACTGAACATTATACAACAGCGTGTGCATTCCTTGGTGTAACCAATCGCATTGCATTTACAACTGCTTTCGAAGTAACTGATGGAGCAATCTACCTTGAGTCAACAGACTTAATATCGACTGGATACCTACAAACTGGCTACATCCGATACAATACATTAGAGCCTAAAAACTTTAAACGTCTTGTTGCACGTGGTGATTTTACTAAGGGGTCTATGACCCTTGAAACAGTTACCGCTGATGGCACTGAGTACGATGTTGTCTCATATGATTCATCTGTACCTCCAGTAGAAGTAACCACATCTAACCCACAGGAAGCACAGGAGTACTTGGCTTACAAGTTTATCCTATACCGTGATGGTGATGATGCTACTAAGGGACCAATCATGAAGGGCTACCAAGCGAAGGCAACTATCGCTACGCCTAGACAACGAGTAATGAAATTCCCAGTCTATTGTTATGATGTCGAGACAGACAGATACAACGTACAGACAGGGTATGAGGGACGAGCGTTCGATAGAATTGGCCAACTAGAATCCGTTGAACAAAACGGTGACGTTGTAACTTGGCAAGACTTAACCACAGGTGAGTCACGTCAAGTGGTCATTGAACAAGTCTCCTTCACCCGCCTCACACCTCCAGACCGTGGCTTTACTGGTTATGGTGGTGTCATTGATATCACGATTAGGACTGTGTAATGTCTACTGCTCAATGGCTAGGATTAGCCGTATCTGTTTGTACTTTAATTGCCGCATTTGCCACATCAGTACGTTGGCTAGTTAAGCATTACCTGTACGAACTTAAACCTAACTCTGGCTCGAGCCTAAAAGATTCAGTCATTCGACTAGAAGAAAAAGTAGAAATACTCTATCAGATGATGCTACAAAAGGGAAGAGATGACAAATAATGAAACCTGTTGTCAAGAAAGCCACGCCTGCCGCTATTGCTGTCCTACGACAGGCCACAGCGATAGCACCATCGCGTATGAAAGCCAGCGATGGACTCCTGCCATCAGCAGCGCATATCCATCAGAATCCCAATTCTGACCATAATACAGGATTTGGTGTAGACTTAACCCATGACCCTGCACGTGGTATTGATTGCCATGATATCTATGAGCAACTCAAGAACGATAAGCGTGTTAAGTATCTAATTTTCAAGGGTCAGATATGGATTCCTGGTAGAGGCGATAAGCCATACACTGGTAGCAATCCTCATAATAAACATTTACATATATCAATCAAGGATAACTGTGGGGATGACACCTCTCCGTGGTTCCCATGGTTAGACAAGCCTAAGTTCTCTACTACTAACCAAGCCAGGTTAGCGGTATCTAAACTAAAGCCCCTACCGAAAAAGAAGGAAAATAAATGAAAGCACTAATCAATAAGTTCCTTGGTCCAAAGGATATAGCAGCAATTAAGTCATACTTACGCGCCTTGCTAGCATCTGCTGTGACCATGGGTATTGCTCTTCTTACAGACATGAAGCCTGAGTACGCAGTACTAATCGGCGCATTGGCTGCACCATTGGCTAAATGGGCTGATAAGAATGAAACAGCATACGGACGAGGCTCCGAAGAGTAGTCCAAATAAGCCCTCCAAGGCCCTTTTAAGACAAGAAACCCCCTTACCTTAGTAGAAATACTAGGGCGAGGGGGTCTTTTGTCGTTTATGATGCAAACCTTGGCTACTGGAACGTTACTCAGTAGTAGCAGTTAATGCCATTCAACATTGTTACTCTTGGTATTCCTCTTCGAGGTCTTCCAAGAATCTCTCGTATTGCTTTCCTCGAATTCGTGCTTTAACATCGTAGTAGGCTGCCTCTAGGGCATAGAATACAACGATACCAGTAAGTGAAGCCAGTGCTACTTCTAGAAAATTTGACATAGTACTCCTTAGATATAATTATAGTTAATATACTATATACAAGGCCAAAGGCCTTTATATATTTTCTTTATATATCAATTATACACGTATTTTTTCAGATGTCAATTATTTAAATGTTTGACAGATACCCAACTGTGGTCTTATACTTGAACCATGTCAATCAAACTAGAAGAATATACTCTACCAGAGCACATATCGTACTCTGCATTCACTACCTACCTTACGTGTGGGTATCAATACTACCTCGGCAGACTCCTCAATAAGGAGGAAGCCCCATCCGTCTGGTCTGTTGGCGGTTCAGCGTTCCACCTAGCGTGTGAAAACTACGACAAGGAGAACGTATGAGCGTACAGCAACTATGGGACCAAGCATGGGTTGAGTGCAAAGGTGACACCGACCTAACCAATGCTCGCGTTGGCGGTCGTGCAACCAAGGCTAACCCTAACAAAGAAGACGTTACCTTCTGGCAAAACCAAGGACCCAAGTGGGTTGAGGCTTACATTGCATGGCGTAAGGCTAACCCTACATGGAATATCTGGACAGCACCAGATGGAAACCGAGCAATTGAACTTGCCCTGACTCCCGTAGTCAAGGATGTTCAAGTCAAGATGATTATTGACCGCGTATTCGAAGTCAATGGTGAACTTGTAATTGTCGACTTAAAGACATCTCAGAATACTCCAACTAGCAACCTTCAACTTGCCTTCTATAAACTTGGGCTGGAACAACAGTTCGGTATCAAGGTCAAGTGGGGTACGTATTACATGTCACGTGGTAATAACATCTCAGAGATGGTAGACCTATCTGAGTACACCTACGACAAAATGGAATACCTAATAGAAACATTTGACAAAGCCCGTAAGGCTGCGTTATTCTTACCCAACACAAACAGTTGCCAGTACATGTGCGGACTCACGGAATACTGTCAATTCTCTATTAAGAAGGATAAATAAATGGCCGAAGACTGGAAGTTACAAGTATCGTATAAGACCCCATCAGGGGATATGATTAACGTACGTGCTCAAACCGCAGATGAACTAAGCGTATTGCTTGAAGGTGTTGGCGACTTCGCTACACAGATTGCTGCAACGCAACGTCTGCTTTCGGGGGTAAGCACGGCAGCCCCTTTATCGACATCGCCTTCCACCGAAGGCACAACGCCACCGCCTTACTCAGCACCACCCCAGGCGCAGGCTCCGTCCGCTATGGGAGCACCAGCGCCCGTACAGGGTGGACCGACGTGCCAGCACGGACCTCGCAAGTACAAGTCGGGAATCTCCAGCAAGACAGGAAATCCTTACGCGATGTGGGTCTGTCCGATGCCTCAGGGCGCGGACCAGTGCAAGCCAGTCAACTAATACCAGAAGAATTTCCATTTTAAATTAACTAGGGAGGGAACAAATGAGAACACTAGTACGCTCAGTAGGACGTGCCTCAATTGGAGGGGAACCCCTCCCTAGTTCATTTAGAGCATTTGAACAGAACAAGATTATCATACGTCGTTCAGAAGTTTCTATGTTTGCAGGTGCGCCAGGAGCGGGAAAATCTACTCTAGCCCTAGCACTTGCACTTAAGACCAACGTGCCAACATTGTATATCTCAGCAGATACCAATGCACACACAATGGCTATGCGCCTAGCATCTATGATTTCGGGGAAGAGTCAGTCGGATGTAGAGCAGAAACTTAATACTGATGTTGGTTGGACGAAGGCGGTCCTCCAAAAGGGAAGTCATATAATCTGGTCGTTCGAATCCTCGCCAACCTTAGAAGATATTGATGAGGAAGTCCAAGCATTTGAAGAGTTGTGGGGATGCAGCCCATCTCTCATTGTCTTGGACAACCTCATGGATGTTGCCACCGATGGTGGCGAAGAGTTCGCATCTATGCGAGCCATTATGAAGGAGTTGAAGTATCTTGCGAGAGCAACTAATGCAGCGATTGTTGTACTACACCACACTTCGGAAGCAGTTCCAGGAAATCCTTGTCAACCGCGAAGCGCTATTCAAGGAAAAGTCTCTCAACTCCCTGCGCTTATATGTACACTTGGAACTGTTGGCACATCAATGGGCGTTGCATCAGTCAAGAATCGCTATGGACGAGCAGACGCGAATGGAACGCTCATGACATGGCTTGCATTTAATCCAGAATATATGTACATCGATGATATACCCGAGAATGTTTAGGAGAGGTTATGTTAATGGAAAAGACACTAAAGATTATGAAGCAGGAAGCATACGTACAGGGATGGCAAGATGCAGCAGATGCAATCACATCTAAGTTCGAAGAGTCACTACGCGGTTCAATCGAGAGTCTAGAACTACCCAACTTTGAGGATGAAGATGACAACAAGGAAAAGTCATAAGGCTAGAGGTGCAACCTATGAAACCGACATCCGAGACTGGTTTAGAGCAAATGGATACGATAGTGAACGACTTGCTCGAACAGGTGCGAAAGACGAAGGAGACGTTGTTGTCCGTAAAGACTTCCTTGGCTCAATTGGGGTTATTGAATGTAAGGCTCCAGGAGCAGGCAACGCCATTGACCTTAGTGGATGGACAAAAGAAGCACAAGTGGAAGCCGTACATTACGCAGAAGCCAGAGGGCTTACGCGAGAGCAGGTAATGCCAGCAGTACTAATCAAAGCAAGAGGCAAGTCAATAGCAGATTCGTATCTAGTATTAAGGTTGGGCGATGTATTTGGTGGATGACTTACCAGACATAGTAGCGGTGTTGAAGCACTACGGTGCCAACATTACTCGAGCGTCTGGTCAAGTCAACGTCAAGTGTCCGTTCCACAATGATAGTCATGCAAGTGCAAGTTTCAATACAAGACAGAATATTTTTAATTGCTTCGCGTGTGGTATGCAAGGCAATAGCATTCAAATAATTGCTAAGAGAGAAGGGTGTGATATACGTGAAGCAAAGTCTATCGCAGAAGGAATTACTGGGGAGAGCAACGAGCAAGTACGCGGGAAACATCTCTCTGGCGGAAGATTACCTAGCAAGTCGGGGAATAACAAAGGAAGTAGCGCGTCTGGCGCGATTAGGCGTAGTAGAGGAACCTGAACCTGGACATGAACAGTACACGGGTCGCCTCAGCATACCGTACATTACAAAGACTGGCGTTGTTGACCTGCGCTTTCGCTCTCTTAACCCTGCCGTTGAACCGAAGTATATGGGTATGGTCGGTGTTGATACTCGCATGTACAACGTACTTGACATTGAGACTGCTGGAGATTGGATTGGTGTCTGCGAAGGAGAGTTGGATACGCTTACTATGTCTAAGTTGGTCGGAATTCCCTGCGTTGGCGTTCCTGGGGCGAACTCTTGGAAGAAGCACTATACAAGATTGTTGGCCGATTTCGAACGCATCTTCGTCTTTGCCGATGGTGATGCCCCAGGGCGTGAGTTCGCGGCAAGTTTATCTAGAGAACTTCCTGTCACTACAGTTACATTTGGAGACGGAGAAGATGTTAACAGTGCTTATATCCGATACGGAGCGCAATTTATCAGAGAAAAAATGGGGTTAAACGTTGATTGATATTCCACCGTGCGCAGTATGCGGACAGCAATTCGATAACATCTTCGAAGCAACTGACCATATGATTGACGACAATGAAGAAGAAGAATTCAATCCTGAAATAATCCTACCTAATGGATATAAGTTGCTACTTGGTAGTCTGTTACGTCAACTCTTTGACAAGGCTGATGACCCAGAAGAAGTGCGTAACATTACCCAACTGACTTACGGAACATTGTACGCAGCAGAATCAGACGTAGGTCTAATGAAGAAGTTGGTAGAAGATGCAATCATTCATGAGCACATGTCAGAGATAGATGATGAATTAAAAGAACTACTAAACGAAGGAGAACAAGATGGCAAACACTAAGTTCGTTAACGACTTGGGAGATACTACCTCTGAACTGTTCGACTTGCTTCTATCGAAGCATGCAGACTACGGTCCAAAGAACATCAGCGAAAGCCCTGGCGGTCCATTAAATGGGCTACGCGTAAGAATGCACGACAAACTAGCGCGAATCAATAACTTGGTCGACACAAACAAAAATCCAGAGCACGAAGCACTCGAGGATTCTTTTAAGGATATGGCAAACTATGCAATCATCGGGTTGCTGGTACTGAGA